TCTAAATTTAAGCTAATATCTCTAACTTTATATGGATAAATGTTAATTTGCTCGCTTTGAGCATAAGCCGCGCTCGTATTAACCGGCGCGCTTGACGCCATTCCCGGCGATTGGATCGGGAAAATCTCCATTTTTTCCATATCTGCGGCATTTGCCCCAAGATAAACTTCGCTTCTTGCGTTCCTAATAAGGTTAAATCCTTTAAAAACGCTGCGGACGTTTTTATAGCGTTGCACGACGGTATCGAGCTTTTTGTATCTCGTCTCGTCCGTGCCGTCATCTTTGAGATCTATTTCGACCTTAAAGTGATAAGGCTCGCCGCCGTATTCATGCCACTCCTTAAGGCGCGCGCCGCTAAAAAACGCCTGCAATGCCTTCCCGAAAATATAAGACGTTCCCTCAAAAAAATAGGTTTTTAACGGCTCGTCTAGGAGCTTCTTTGTTTCCTCTAGGCTCTGAGATGCCGGCTCGACATCAAAGGTCTGCGCCAAAAAAGCGCGGTTAAAATCGTCTTGCTCGTAAAAAAAGCGCTTATCGAATTTAAGCCATTCGCGCATTTTTTCGCCCAAAACCTCATCGACTCGAAATAAAGTATCGTCGTAAGTTCTTAAATCTATCATCAATCAGCCTTCAAAATTTGCAAGCTATTTAGGACTATGAGGCTATCTCGGTCTGAGTTTGGGATCGGCGTTTTGATCTCCACCGCGTGAGTATTTTCGTCAAACGCTATCTCGATAAGCTGTGAAAAATGCGGAGTAAAACCGATGTCGATATTTGCAAAATATTCTCTCAGCTTCTCGTCAGCATTTTTTAGCACCTCGGCAAACATATAATCTTGCTTTAGCCTGACTTCAATAATGAGGTCAAATTTGATCTGCGTCGCCTCTTTCATTAGGATATTGTCGGTAAGAGGCACTCTATCCTTTAGCGCTTCGGTTATTTTCGCTTCTGCGATGTTTTTCTCATATTTTGAAAAATACACGATTTGCACTACGCCAGGACTTAGCCGATAAACGTTTGCCTTCGTGATACCTTCGATGCTTAAGATGTAAAAAAGATAGCTCTTTTGGCTTCCCGCGGTGCTAAAGCGATGCATTGCGAGTAAAAATCTATTTCTTAGTTCGTCGTCGTTTTCGCGCGCTTTAAATCCGCTAAATGGTTTTGTCATTTTGATTGTTTTTATGTAGATGTTTGGGATCTCTAGCGTCGTCGTTTCGTAATTTTCTTTAAAATATCCGCCCGCTTCAATCTTGACCGTCGCCTCGTCTGCGATATTTGCGTCTTCAAGCAAAAATGCAAAGTGCCCCTTGCCGTCGGTAAATTTGCTGCCTTTTGGTAGAAAAGTAGCCGAATTTACGCTTATTTCAAGCTCGGCGATCGGCCTTACCTCCTCATTTCGTTTGATGCCGATTAGCGCCACTAGCTCGTCGAGATATTCGCCGGTGCTAAAATTTAGATAGTTATTCGCCACCTTGACGTTAATCAGCTCAAAAAAGTTATTGAGCCGATATAAAAATATGTCGATGAGCGTTATGTAGTCGTCGCCGATTAGCGGGATATAATCAAGCTTGCCGCTCTTTTGCTTAAATTCCTCGATTATGCTTGCGCGCTCTCTTTCTATATCTAAAGGCTTGATAAACTGCGGCACTCTTAAAGGTTTCATAAACTTAGCCTCACTTCATTTTCATTAAATTCGCCCTTTCTCGTGTATCCGATTTTGACGTCTAAAATATTATCCGCTCGCGGCGTTAGTTCGATTTTAAGATTTTCCGCGCGAGGCTCGAAGGTTAAAATTTGAGATTTTATATCGCGCTTTAGCGCCAGGAGCTCGCTTAGCGTCATCTTTTTATCGATATACCTATCTAGTCCAAACGTCGGGCGCAGTGTTTTTGTGAGCTTTGAGGTTTTACAAATACGCCTAATATTCTCAATTTCGTTTATTTGATACATCATTTATCCTAAAAAATCAGGCGGCGAAAAGGACAAAACGCCGCCTTGCGGCTTTAACGAGGACATAATATAAAAATATCGTTTTCTTTTATACAAGGGGGTTTTAGGGGATTAGTGCGAGTGGTGAGGAGTATTTCCGCCGTCGTCAATGATCGTTCCGGTGGCGTGAATGTTGCCTTTAACGTTCAAATTTCCGTTTAACGTTATATTAGCTTTTATTTCGATATTGTCGGCAACTAAATTTATGAGTTTTGGAGATAAAATTTCAAGAGTAGAGCTTGACGTGTCATAGCTGATTATAGTGCCGTCTTCGTATTGCGTTATCTCTTTGGTTTGGGAGCTTCCTTCGGGCTCGCGGCAAGCTTGATTAAAGATCGCGCCCACGGCGTATTTGATCCCGCCATCTCTCAACTGATGGACGATCGCCTGCTCTCCGACTCGCGGCGGCGAAAACGTGCGTTTAAATGAGTTTGCACTTTGAACGTAGGGGATGAGCTTTGTTTTTGTGCCTAAGTATTCGACTCTTACCAGGCTTTTATTTTCGCTCACTTCGCAGATCGTGCCGATAAATTGCATTTAAAAACTCCTTTAACTTCGCAGTCGAGCAAAGCCCGCCTTTGCGATGAAGGGCTACGCCCTTTCAAAACCCCTAAAGCCCTGCTTCGCGGGTTCCCGTTTTATTTTATTCTCAAATATTCCAAAGCTGCGTATGATAAACAAATTTTAGCCTTAGCTCGGTCATAACGTAGTCCTTATCCAAAACCTCGATATTTGAGCGATTTACGGCGTTAAGCTCCATAAAGTTAAATTTGCCCTCAAAGCTCTTTAGCCTATCTAGCACTTTTAATAGCAACCCGTCGTTTTTGCTATATGATGAATCGATCAAATTTATGCTCACGCTTAGCTCGTGCTTGATCCGCTCAAAGCTCACCGCCTCCACTGCGTCGTCGGTGTCTTTTATGATGATTAACGGCAAATTGTCTTTGTCGAATACGTAAATTTCAAAAACCTCAACGCTAAAATTTAAGCTCTCCAGGTGCTTCTTTAGCGCGTCCACGATTTGCGCCCGGACGTTTTGAGGAGGCGGAGGCGTGTTGCTCTGCGTTGGAACTTGTAGCTCTTCTATAAAATATTTTTTTGACATCAAATTTCTCTCAAAAATAGTCTTTTTAGCACTTGACTTTCGAGCACGCTTTTTGTGATCTCGTATCTAGCGCCTAGTATCTCGATCTCGTCTTTTAATCTTAGATTTTTCGCATCTTCAAGGGTGATAAGGGCGGTTATTTCCGTGCCTACCGCCCCGTTTTCGTAAATCACCTTAGAGTTTGCGTTAAAATGGCATTTGATGAGCTTATCCGTCCTTATGCATCTCAAATTTATACTAAAGTTTTGATTTAAGATGCCCTTGACGTCGCTTCTCACCATATCTATATCAATCATTTATATTGCCGTTTTCGTCAAAACCTTTGGTATTAGCGCCCTTGTCGTCCTCGGGCGGTTTTTTGTCATCTTTTTTAGTATCCTTGCCTTTGTCAGCTGATGATTTCTTATCATCTTTAGCATCTTTAGCATCTTTTTTCTCGTCTTTTTTGCTTGTTGCCGCATCGTTTTTACCGTCGTAAGGCGCGATCGCACCGATAGTCTGCATGCGCGCGATAAAATTTCTATCCGTTCCATCCGGTAGCTCGATGATGTCGCCCTCTTCGCAAAAATCAACGCCGATTAACGTGGCGTATAAAACTATATATTTGCTCATTTTTTACCTTTCTTTTTTATTTTGCAGGCGAGCCGAGCCCGCCTTTACGCTAAATTTAAACAGATGTTTTTGAGATGGCAAAGCTCTTCTCGCGTGCTAGCTTCGCGTCGATGTCGTAAAATGCCTGGAGCAAGACGTTTCCGCCCTCTTGCATTAGCGGCAGGATCTCAAGCGATCCAAACGCTCCGATCCAAATATCCTCAAAGTTTCCAAAGATCACGTCGCCGGCTTTTAGGTTGTTATTTTTGTAGTAGGCGTATCCTTGAAGGTCATTGTCTCCGACGTCGATTAGCATGCGCTCGGTGCTGTTGCCGCGCTTCGTGCTTCGTAGCTTGCTGATGTCCGTTCCGTTGATAAAAAACTTAGAGTGCTCGGTATCAAGCCCGGCCGCATCTAGCTTGTCGCCAAAGGCCAAGGTAAGCTCCAAAGTAGGCGCGGTCATGTATCCGGTGACGGTCGGCACTCCGCTTGTAGCAAATAGCCCTTTTACGACTCCGTTGCCGTAAAGCAGCGTTTGCTCTATCTTTTTGCGGATCGCATCTTTTAGCTTTTTAAACGCAAAGCTCTCAAGCTCAAACGCGTTCATATTTAGCATCGTTCTAGTGATGACGATATTTGCGTTTAGGGTGTGAGGGCTTAGCGAGATGTTGTCAAACGTCATCTTTTCAGCGTCGCGTCTTTTGCCTTCCTCTACGAAGTCCGCGGTGATGCTAGACGTATCGCGCGGGATAGTCAAATTTGCGCTTAGGTTCGGTAGCCACGTGCAAAAATTTAGTAGTTTGCTATCTTGCTTTAGTTGCTCAATGAGTAGATCGCCGCGGTATTCTCTATTTACGGCGTCGGCTGCCGTCGTCGTGCTTGTTACTCCGTCGGCGAAATTTGCTATAAACTCGTCCGGCAGTGCAAAACGTCCGATCTCTTTGCCTCTGTATTCCATCTCGCGCGACAAATCGACGTTTCTATCTACGGCCGATTTGATGACGTTTGCGAGGCTAAAGCATGCGCTATTATCTCTTTTTGAGAGGATATTTACGGTTTTTATCTCGCTTTTAGCGTTTAGCTCCGCCATTTCTTTGCTAAATTCAGCGTAGCTCTTGCCTGCGCTTATCGCAGCGAGCGCCTCTTTTTCGCGGCCTAAAATATGGGCTAGCTCGATAATGTTTGCTCTAGTCTCCTCGCTTGATCTTACTTGCTCGTTTAGTTTGGCAAGCTCGCCGGCGCTTGGCGTTGCGGCTAGTTTTGCGCTCTCTTGAGGCGCTGCTTGTTCGTTCATTGGCATTTTCTCTCCTTTTGGTTGATTAAATTTTGATATTTTTGCGTTAGGGTCAGCTCCTTGCCAAACGGCTGAGAGTTCGATAATCTCGCCCTCATAAATTTGGTAATGTTCCATCCCTTCTATTTTGTCCATTTCTTTTACTTTGTAGTTTCCAAATCCAACGCTCACGCTATCGCTAAGCCCGGCTTTATACTTCGCGTAAGCCTCTTTTGAGCTAGCTACCTCATCGCTAAATTTAACCTTGGCCTTAAAATCTCCGTTTTCAAATTTAGTCTCGACTATCGCGCCGATTGCATTGGCAAACGTCGGATCATGATCTAAATAAAGCGTTTTGGCGTTAAATTTAACCCCGCTAGTATCCACGCTTAGATAATATTCGTCACCCCAAAATCCAACTCTTTTATGTAGATTGTTTTTTGAGAGCGCGATAAAGCTAATTGTTTTTGCTTCGTCGTCAAACGCCGCATCTTTGCCTAAATTTACACTAAAATTGCGTGCGTCTTTTAAGATATTCTCATTCACGGCCGCTATTTCCTTTCTTGATTTTTTCTATTTCTTGCAGTTTTTGCACGATTTGCTTCTCTTTTTCCAGCTCGTCGAGATAGGTGTCGTATTCGATCCCTTTTTCTCTCAAAACCTCGATGCGCGTTTTAAATCCGCACTCGATCGCTTTGGCGTTAGCGCTCACTTCCTTATTTGGATCGATATACTCCCATCCTTGCGGCTTAAAACTAAAATGATCTAAAATTTCGCCGTATTCTTTGGGCGATATTCTGTTCATCAAAAGCTCTATTTTTAGCCACTCTTTAAAAATGGCGTTGTGCATTTTGCGGCGGAGGAAATTTTGCACGCGTTTAAAACCCCTTCGCTCGCTCGTCGTTCCTTGACGGATCGAGCTATAATTTACCTCGCGCAAGTCGCCCGTAAGCGTCGCGTAGCTGATACCTAGCGATCGCGCCACTTCTTGGTTGGTGCTTTTTAGGAAAAACTCGATATTGGTCGGATTGTGCGGATCGATAAATTTAGGCTCGATACCCGCCTCCAAATACCTCATCGTGCCCGTTTCTACGTTTTCGGGTAGGTCTATTTTGGCGCTTTCGTTCGTTAGTTCGCCCGTATCCTCATCAAATTCCGGAGCTATCCCGCCTATGCCGCCCTCGTCTTTTTGCGTGTAAAATCCCGTCATTTCGCTAGCAAGGCGCGCGCGGTTTAGCTCGGCTTTTTTAAATTTATCTTTTTGGTGTATGTCGAAAATCGCCGTGGCTAGCTTTGAGTTGCCGCGCGTTTGTTCGGCGATCATCGGTTTTCTTATGTGGATTATGTCTTTTGCTTCGATACCCAAACGCTCGTTATGATCTCTTTTTACAAAATACCTCACCGGCGTAAGGCTAAATTTGCTCTGTTTTTCTATGCCGTAAAATATAGATTTGCTCTCGTCGGTGTAGTCGCTATCGATACTCTCGGCGCTTATTAGCTCCATTTTAAGCGTATCGCCGCGCACGAGCCTGATAAACGCCTCGCCGTCTCTGTAAAGCGCATTTAGCGTTAGCTCTTCGTAATCCTCAAAATCATAAACACCGTAAATGCAGCAATCCTCCTGCCATCTCCAAAATGCGTTTTGAATTTTGGTATTTAGATCTTTACTTTTGGTTGCAATATCGAGGATAAAGCCCTGCTCGCCCAAAACCTCGCTATCTATCATGTCGAAAAAACCGCTAGCAAGACTTACGGCGGTGCTTATACTGCGCGCTTGGTGGCGTAAAATTTTATTAGCGCGGTCGGGCTCGATATTTCTAACTAGCCGGCTAAGCTCGCCTTGGTTGATCTCGGGGGCTTCGATGCTCGGGTATCTAAACATCTGCACCTTAACCTGCGGCTTAAAAAATCCGCTTTTGCCTTTGGGTTGTTTTCTGGAAAAAAGATTAAAAATTTTCATCAATATTTACCGCCAAAAACATATTTAACGCTTGTTTTGCTCGCCCTCATGTCTTTTATCAAAAGCGACTTTATGCGCCTTAACTCGTCTATTAGCTCAAGAGGCGAGCGCTTTACTATTCTTACGTTGTCGATTTCGTATTCTTTGATTTCGACGCCGTTGCTTAAATTTAATATGACCGCGTCGATCGCTTCGTTTATTTTTACGATTTTTTCTCTCGGTTTTATGGCGTGCTCCTTGTTGGTTGCAAAGCCAGCCGAGCCAAAAGCACTTAAAACACGGCTGGGCATTTGCATAAGCGCCATATTATCAAAACGTCTTTTTTGGTTTATACAAGGGATTTTTAGTAAGATTTTGACGCCTTAGGCGTATTGTTTATAAATTTTAGACTCTTTGAGTTCTTTTAGCGTTTCTTCTATTTCGTAGTTTAGCGCGCTTTGCGTTTCATCGCTCAAATTTACGCGCATTTTTATTTTATTAGGGAGATTATAAAGCCTATTTGATAGCGTCGAGGCTATATCGCTGAGATCTTTTTCAAGCTTGAAAATAGGCACTACTTCGCCTTTTTTTTCGGCCAAAATCAGCTTTTTTATCTCAGCATCCGCAAATTCTTTCTGCGCCCTAGCTTCGGTTAGCCCGTAGGTGCTCGTGGCGTTTGCGATTTTGTATTCGATGTAGCTTTGGACACACTCCTTTAGATCCCATTTGTTGCGCCCAATCTTGGTTATCACTCCCTCGTTTTCTAGGTCTTGGATACGCCGCTGAGTAAGAGATAAAATATCGCTTAGCTCTTTAGTCGTCACGTCCACTTTAACTCCTTAGCGCATGGTAGCGACATAAATGTCGTTAGCATGCATCCTCCGATTTTGTAAAAAGCGATAATTCGCTTTCGCATTTTGCTTTTAGCGCGCGTTTTTGCTCTGCGATGCTTTGGATGTGGTGCTTTAGTTTGAGGTTGCCTTTGGCAAAATTCTCTATGATGAGATCTATCATGTCGCTCTTCTTCATCTCGTAAGCTTCGCAAAGCAGCTCAAAAGTGGATGCGTTGTCGATGCTGATCGTAAAATCGTAGCGCGTTTTTTTGATCTTTAGATTATCGTGGACTTTTATCATCTCTTGCCCCTCCTCGCACAGATTTAGGTCACGCTGCAGGCAGAAGCTTCGCCCCCTAGCTTCCCTTTTGGTTGCCACCCTCTGAGTCTTAGCATACCAGCTAAAGCTCTGCTTCGTGGATTCCTATTTTTTGCATTTTAGCTTTACTTTCAGCAGCGGTGTAAAATTTACGATTTTTATCTCTTGCCCTTTGCAAATTTGGCATTTTTACTCCAGCATAAGCTAAAAAGCATAATGTCAAGCGCCTCGTTTCAATCAATAGTTTTTATCCGTCACAGTTTTAAATACCTGTTTTATTTTTGGTTTCTCTTTTTTTTAGACGTAAGTAGCTTAAAAAACGCCTCTTTGCAACTCTCGTTAAAGTGAAAAAAGTTTCATCCCGACTTGTCGATACGAATCAGGCAATAAAGCTCATTTCTTCCTACATAAGCACCCACCGACATAAATTTAACGCCCTTTTGGATGATTTTTGATCTTTCACAAAAATAACAATTTACCGCTCTACTCGCTCAGGCCCTTGTAGTGATTAACTACCGCTTGACATTTAATGTCTTAACAAGATAAAGATTCGGCCATGCATAAGTATTTATTATTCTTTGCCCTATTTCATTAACTGTATCCAAAAAATCCCATACTTTATTTAACATGGATTACTATTGCAAAAGTATTCAGCCATAACCATTTAACCCTTAGGCTCTCTTAAGCTTAAACCCATGCATAGGAGTAAAGTTCCATCAAATTTAGGCAATATAGATAGCATACTACCTATCAACAGCGAATCAAGCACCCAAACCACTACAATCAAAAATAGTAGCCACTAAACAAACTACACCCCACCCCAAGAACAAATTTGCAAAAATATACAATAGATCGTAAAATAAACAAACTAAAAAATACAGAATATAAAACAATGGAGTAAAT